GGTAAAGATCCTTGATGTGATTGTTCTCCATGTACAATCTCCTCGTAGGTTAAATGGCATACTCTAGATGAGGTACCATTAGGAGTGAATGTTATATCTTTTTTTCCTATTTTGTCAAGGATAGCGGATTCAATACCTTTAGGGGTATCCAAAGCCTCTATATTAAAATGAGTTCTATATCCGTATGCATTGATTTTAACTAAGAAGTTTTTCATCATGGTTCGTCCTTTCTATCATAAAAAAAGGGGGGCCGAAACCCCCCTTTTAAAGAAATAATGCTTAAAAATTAAGCACCTTCAGAAGCAAAGATACCTCTAAAGTCAGAAACACCAAAAGAGTATCTCTCTCTTGCTTTGTATCTAACGTTTCCAGTATCAAAGTCACCTTCCATTTTAGTGGAGATAGGTGATCTCTCAAAGTACTTCATTCCGTTTGGCACATCTGTAATGATGTAGAATGCATCAGCATCAGTTAAGAAATTGTTAACCACATAACCTTGTGGAATCATTCCCATAGATCTGATTGCATTGATATCGTTATCAGCTGTTCCAACTCTGTTAGCAGACTTCATTAATCTTTCTGCAGTGAACTGAAGTTCAGAAGGAATAATCATTTTCATTCCTCTTGCAGCGATTTTAAGACCTCTTTCATCTGTCATTGCAGCGATGTCAATTAAACATTGCTCTAATGAAGTTTCGTTAAGGTCCGCTTGAGTTGCTAAAGTGTTAGCTACTGTACCAGCGATTGTTGGGTGAGCAGTGTTAAATAAAGAAACACCATCACCTGAATCAAAGTTATCAGTAGTTGGTAATCCTTGAATTAAAGGATTAACAGCTTTAACTTGTTTAGTTTGCGCCATTGAACGAGCCAACGCTTTTGTATATCTAGAAGCTAATCTGTCATACAGGTTATCCTCAATCGCTTCTTCAGTGATTGCGAATGCCAAAGCAATAGTCTCGTGAGTGTATCTAGCAGTATATGTTTCTTGAGCATTGTCAAAAACAACTCCTGATCCCTCAGCTTTAACTTGTGCGTTAGCAAAACCTGATAACATAACTTCTTCTTCAAAAGCTCTGTCCGAAGTTTCTTTAGTGTAAATAGCTTCGTGTTGGTTTTCGTATTGTTTGTATTCCAGGCCGAATAGTGCATTCAATCCTGGCTCTAGTTCTTTAACTAGTTGTGATCGTGATATAGCCATATTTATATACTCCTATTATATGCCTGTTTCAGATTTTAAGAAATGAGTGTTGATAATACCAACAACATTTACGTTAGCCGCATATGTAGTAGTATTAGATGTCTCATTGTTCTCAATGTCTTTTGTAACACCAAGAATTCTAAATTGAGCTGCCGCAGTAGTTGTATTACTACCAGTCTCTAATTCAGTCTTAGATACATAGTTTGCCGAGCTACCCGCTGTATAAGCAAAATCAGCGTTTAAGCCGATAGATGCTTTTGGAAGCGTACTTGTAGCTTGGATTTCGAACCTCTCATAAGGATCGTCCGATACAAAGCCTACGATATCAGTAGCTGCATTAGATGCTGCTAAGTGATTCGCCCATGTTGGCTTTGATGTGCTTGAGTCAGTATAGAAAACTCCGTTCAAGGAACCTAATATAACTGCAGTTGAAGTGTCAGCTACCTCAATGTATCCAGTATCAGCCATCTTCACTGGATCATTTTGGTATATTGCACTAGTTGTACTTGCAGCAATACCATATTCACTTAAACCTTGAGAATCTCTATTTTGACCCACTTTGCCGATAGCTCTCAATCCGAAAGCTGCGTCTTTGTTTGCCATAGTTTTTTACTCCTAAGTTTTAAGTTTAATTGGGGTTCTGAATTGTTAAAAAATTAACTTTTCTTAGAGCCACCAAAAGTTACACGAGTCTGTCTATCAACATTGATAGGCATACTTGGGTGCTGTTCCTTCATGAGATCGTTTTCTACTGCTTGATCTTGCTCAATACCTTGCTTTGCATAGTATTCAGCTCTTGATTTTGCAATCTCTTCCGGTACCCTAGCCAGCACTAGGCCGCCAACTCCGATTACACCAGCGTATTTTCCGTCTTCGACAACTGGATAATTTGAATCTGGGTATTCATCAGCACGAACTAATTCGTAACCTGATCTTAATCTTCCAGCGATATTTTTAGAATCCTGAAAGCCCATTGATTCTGCTCTTATCCATCTATGCCTAAAACCGTTTGGCGCAGGTGGTGCGTCTAAAGATGACGGTGGAGTCCAAACTTTAGGTCGAGATGTTTTATCTCTAGTTTGACTCGCACGAGAAGCTTCTTTTATATTTTTATTTTCCATATGCATTTACTCCTTCGTGGTTAATTGTTTCGCATAAAGTTCAAGTGGCACACCTAATTTTTTAGCAATTGCTACTTGTGACGGCGTGAGTCTCACAGTTTTGCGACCGGGCTTACTACTTCTAGATGCCGAAGCAACTACTTGAGTAGGTTTTTCCCTTGTCGAATTTTGTGTCTCATTATTACCAAATTTATGAGGAAATTCAAGTCTTATTCTTTTATCTATTTCTGCATAGTATTCATCAGATCTAGCGTCATATCCTTCCTCTTCGGTTAACTGCTCATGTATTGCAATAGCAGCGCTTTTCATTACTCTATCCGTGTTAAACCAAGGATTTTTTTGAGCCCAAGACTGTGCTTTAGGGTCAACAACATCCACTGGTTCTTGTTGTAATTGAGATCTCCTAGCTTCTACTGGAGTCTCAACTTGAGTTTCTGGTCTAGATTTTAAATCAGCAAGTCTTGCTTCTTCATAACCTAATCTTGAAATCTCTGTTTGTGCAGCAACTTCTAGTTCTAAATTACCATCTTCTCTTGCTTTGGCTAATTTAGCAATTGCTGCTTCTTTGGAAGACTTAATTCTGTTTTCCATTTCAGACACATATCCTGTATCTAATTTAGTTAAACGTCCTTTTAAAGTCTCTTGCTCTGTTAATACTGATTTTGCGTAATCTAAAGCAGCTTGTTCTCTTCTCTCTGCTTCACGCATTTTTTTAGTTAACTTAGCAATTCTTTTTTTTACTCCTTCTGAGTAGTCTTCTAATTCTTTCTTTTTTTCATTATCTTCTTCTGAAGATTCTTTCTGTTCTTGGTCCGTGGTTTCTGCTGCTTGAACAGTAGACTGCTCATCAGATTTCTGAAGTGAGTCATCGGACTGATTACTGTCTGTAGTTTCATTTAATACCTCTAGTTCTGATTTGGGAGTTTCTAATTCAATCTCTGCTCCTGGACCGGAAGTATCTATGTCTACAGTTTTATCTTCTTCTTGCATAGTTGTCTCCTATGTTGTGGTTAAAATTGATGAAAGATATCTTCGGGGTCTTTCACCGTTGCTAAGACTTCGTCATCATTGAGAAGTCTTACTTCCCCGCCATCGATTAAGATTCGGCTTCCTGCATATCTTGCAAAGATCACCCAATCACCGACCTTGCACCAAGGACCTTCGGGAAATTTTCCCTTATCATAACAATGTGGTCCCATAGCTAAGATCAATCCACAAGTTGATGCAACTTGTGAACGCTCAATAGATTCATCTGATAAATAAACTCCACCTTTTGTTTTTGGTTTTGCTTTAAATGGCAAAACTAACATTCTCCAACCAGTGGGTTGTGGAAGCTTAGAGGATTCTTTATCTTTAATAGAATTTTGTTTATCTGCTTCTTCTTCTTTTTCTTTTTCGTATTTTTCTGCCAAAGCTAATTTAATCTTTGGTACTTCCGTCGAACTTGACGACATTGTCGTCGGTTTTTGCTCCGTCATTTTTTTGCTCCTTTGGTTTCAGCAGGTTAGAGATTTCCTGATCTACGTATTGATAGGCATGTGCCTGTCCTAACAAATACTTATATTTTTCCATATTGTCAACACCACCAGCAAGAAAGTTTTCCCCTATTTGTTGGTAGTTATCTCTTAATGTCTTTCTTAGTTTCGAAAGAAACTCGGTTACATCCATTTAGCAATTCCACTTTCTTAGGGATTTGTTGATTCTGCTATTCGGATCCCTGGCCGTTTTCGCAGATGTTAAGCGTTTTTTCATTCCGCTCATTCTAGCACAAAAAGACTTACGTCTATTTGCTGCTTTAGAACCTTTTTTTAATTTAGATGGCTTAGTAGTAACAGCCATAGATAATTT